CATTGATTATTTGGTTAGCGATAAATCTTTCCTGTTCTCTCACGTCAAAATTGTTATGGTTATGGATGTATTCGTGGCACTCTACACACAAAGCTAGTAATTGGTATCATTCCTCGTTTTTCTTTTTACTTCAACGATAAGCGTTCTCTATATGATGTATGCAACAAGCCTTTCTCTTTTTACACCATTCACAGATCGGCTGTTGTTGTTTTAAGTATCATCTAGGCTTTTTTCTGCTGTCCTCTCGGCTTGCTCGGTGTGTTGGATATTTCATTAGCTCAAATAAGTTATATAAAACCAATCGTGTGTCTTAATCCATTCCAGTCATTCCTCAATAGTCATATCTTGGTATGCTTTTTGGTTATGGTGTTTGTAATATATTCTTACCATTATTTCTTTTTAGTATCTAAAATCTTTTTAACTCTATCATAATCAATCTCTTTACTTACTGGCTCTAACTCTACACATTAATTTATTATTTATTTAAAAATCTATTTTCATATATATTCCATAAATGTTTAAATCAATTTGTTTTAAATCATTTATTCTTCCTATCATTTAATATAAATCTAAGTTCTTGTTGAACATTATAAGGGTGTTTAGCTATTTCAGAAGTAATATCATCTACTTCTACTAATCTAGTACTTACATCATATTTATTAACAAGTGTATATGGAGCTACTTCAATATGACTTTCTTTCATTATTTCTCTTTTAAGAGCGTCATAATTTTCTTTAGGAAATAAATACACTTTTTCTCAATTAGGAGATTTTACAACAACTTCTAATAATTCTTTAAACTCTTTAATTGCTCACATAATTTTGTCAATCACCATGTAAAAATGTTTTTTGATAAGTTCTATTTTGTTTTTCTTCAATAAAATCTTTAGCTTTTCATAGAATAACAACAATATAAGGAACTCAATCTTTGTTTTTTTGTCTAAGTTTTTTAATTGTTAATATATTATTTTTCCAAAAATCATCTTGTTTAATAAATAAACACGAAAGTTGTATTTGTTCTAAAGTAAATCAATCTTTAATTAATTTATCAACAACTTCATATTGTTTTCATAAATAAACTTCTAATCAATCTTTTTCAATTTGATATTTTATTATTGGGTGTTCTTTATTTAAAAATTCATTTACAAAAGAATAATCAAAATTATTTTTAGGTTTATATATTATATTATCTTTAGATAATATATTTTTATTTATATTATTATATATTATATTATTATCTTTTGATTTTTCAAAAGGCTCGGTTTTTGATTTTTCAAAAGGCTCGGTTTTTGATTTTTCAAAAGGCTCGTTTTGATTTTTCAAAAGGCATTTTCTTTTTTGATTACTTCATTGTTGTATTTCTATATATCATAATTTTGCTAATATATTTATATGTGTTGATATAGTTGTTTCATTTACTCATAGTTTTTGTCAAATATATTTATTACTTGCCCAACAATATCATTTTTCAGCACACAAAGAAGAAATATAACAATATAATAATTTTTGTTTGTCTGAAAGCTCTTTATCAAACAATATATTATTTGGCATTATTCAGTATCATTTATCAATCATTTTGTTTTCTAAATAAATAAAAACCCACATCTATTTCTAGTTGCGGGTTGTTATTGCGTATGCCTTAAATCATACAGGTTGGCTCGTCGCGTAAGTCTCACCAACCCGCGACGATTTAAGAGACAAACGCTATTTGTAAAATAAATTTCTTATTTACACAATCAAATATAAACATTTTAAATCAAATTGCAAGACTTTTTTATACTTTTTTTTACCAGTTAAGCATACTGATTATTAAATTCTTTGTTTTTTGCTTTCAATTTACTGAAATATTTTCTTGAATAAAATTCTGATTTTTTACCTACATTATATCTGTAAGTTGGAGATAAGTATCCCATTACCCTTGTAAAACATAAAACCTTTTGTCTTTTCTTTTCCATAATTATATTGATTAGATATTAAAAGCAAGAAAAAGAGAGCCAGTAAGAACTCTCTTTTATATCAGCAGACGGAATTACACCGAATTTTAACATATACTAGCTGATTGTAAGTGTATATGCTTAGGCTTAAAGTCTAGCTTACTCCCCGACAGTTACCTAGTTTAAAAAGGACAGCCTAGATTTACCTTTACTGTCCTAAAACAATTGTTTTCTAAATCCGAGTATAATCAGAAATTAAAATAAATCAACAGATTTTTTATCTTCTGTGTCCCAAAAATACTCACATTGTCAGTCCTTAATAGGTGGTTCTGTGAAATATGTTTGCATATACTCGTCTTTTCGTGCAGTGTATCTATAACACTTTTCTTTCATAGGACATCATTCGCCCTGACAACAAGTTATATCACTCATTATATATTGTTAAGATGTGAAAAGGTCTAAAACTTCCCACAAAGTAATAGACCTATATGATATGCTCTTATCATCTTATAGTATTAATATTAAAGTAATGATACTATATACATAAAAAACAATAAATCAAGACGAATATTAAAAAAAGCTCTTGATTTTTTTTAAAAAATCATTACTATTGAAATTAATAAAACTTTGAGTAATAAAAATAATGATATTGAATTACATATAGATCACATACTACCAATATCTTTATGATGAAGAAATACAGAAGACAATCTACAGGTATTATGTTCTAAATGTAATTGTAGTAAAAGTAATTTATTTTAACTACTAAACTACTAAAATAAAGGTAGAGACAGTATCAAAGCTCTCAAAATACGAGCTAAGAAAAAATGTAGAAAAGCTATTGCATAAAGTCTCAGAGCTTGAGAAGTCTAACGAGATCCTGAGGAGTAATCTGATGGAGAAGGACAAGAAGGATGGATCAGTATTCCAGAAGTTGAGACGTGCAAGAGATAAGTTTTTCTGAGAGGAGTAGTTTCAGAGAAGTGTAATAGATTTACTTCCTAAACAGTAAAAAGATGACTAAAAATAAATGAGGTAGACCAACAGTTATGACAGAGGAAACACTCAAAAAACTAGACTATGCTTTTTCTAATTCATTTACTGATGAAGAAGCCAGTCTTTATGCAGGAATAACCCCAGCAACATTATATAATTACTGTAATGATAACCCAAAGTATTTTGAGAGAAAGGAGCTATTGAAAAAACACCCTACTATGAAAGCTAAGCAGAATGTAGTATCAAAGCTTAATGAGAAAGATTTAGATACTAGCAAACGATATCTAGAAAGGAAAGCAAAATCAGAGTTTAGCACAAAGCAAGAAGTTGATTTAGATGGTAATTTATCTATTAAATCCATAGATATAAAGATATGAGACTAGAATTCAAAGCNACNAAAAAGCAATGAGAACTNCTGAAGTATCTATACGATGATATACATACAGAGATTTGATATTGATGATGAGCTTGATGAGGTAAAAGCTATTGATGAGTGTTTTGGGTCCGATCAATGTGCCAGAAGTATCCTTGAACTAGACGGTTCTTTTGAAGAAAAGAATTAACTAATCTAAAGAGAACAACACTAAATACTTATTTTAAGTTTTTAGAGGATTATAAAATCCCTGAAGTGAATAGATGAGGATTGAATAACCAGACCAATACTATTAAATTCCCTAATTGAAGTGAAATACTATTGCTTGACCTTGCTTGGCAACCTTCCGATCCTTTGTATACTAGATTCTGATCCCTAGAATTAACGGGAGGATTCATTGACGAAAGTAATGAGATCCACAACGCTTGTATAGATATCCTAAAAACAAGAATAGGGAGACAAAAGAATAAAGAATACTGACTCAAACCAAAGCTCCTTGAGACCTTTAATCCTGATAAAGGGCATATTTACGAGAGATATTATAAACCTTACAAATCGGCAACTCTTCCGGAATATAGGATGTTTATTCCTGCATTAGCAACAGACAATCCCCACCTTGATGAAAACTATATCACTCAGCTCCAAAGAGCAGATGAAATCACAAGGCAAAGACTCTTGCTTGGAAACTTTGATTATGATGATACTCCTGGAAAGCTATTCAGATGGGATGAGATTTCAGATTTATTTACCAACAATGTAGAAGATTGAGATTATTATATCTCAGCAGATATTGCAAGACTATGAGACGATAAAACTGTAATAGTAGTTTGGAGATGACTAAAGGCAGTTCACTTTGTCTCTTATAATTGATTAACGACCGACCAAACAGTTGAGAGGATAAAAGAGCTTGAACAGAAATATAATGTCTCTAGATATAAAATCGTTATAGATAGCGACTGAGTCGGCGGAGGAGTCGCAGACCAACTTAGATGATGTGTAAACTTCTTGAATAATTGAACACCAAAAAAGACTCAGATTCCTAATAGTTATGCAAACTTAAAAACCCAATGCTATTTTGAGCTCAAACAACAGATGGAGAAAAGAACAATCAGAGTTGAAGCAGATGGAGAAGTGAAAGAATCTCTCCAGAGAGAATTAGATAATATCCTAGTAAAAGATAACCTAAAAGAACAGAAAATCAGACTAGAATCCAAAGAAGAAATGAAGAAGAGACTTGGTAATTCTCCAGACTATGCTGATGCTATAATGATGAGAATGTATTTTATAGTTGCTAATCTGGAATGATGATCAGATCATACCGAAATATTTACTGTAGATTATAGCAGTGAGTTATACTAAAAATCACTTGCAATTTAGAAAAAAAACCTTATAAGGTAATAAATGCTTTTAGCTCCTTTCACAAAAGCAATATGGATGACTATCAAATCTTAAAACAAATTTCTGACGAATATCAATTAGGATATTCGTATGTAGAAAAACTAAGAGAAAGATATAAACAAAGACTTCTTAAATGGACTCCACAAGATAATAATAAAGATAAAATCAATATCAATTTGATAGCGAATACTATTGATGTATTGATCGCTAATTTCTGGAGTTCTTGAGTGAAGGTGAAATTTATCTCAAGGCAATGATGGATCTGACAAGAAGAAGCAGACAATCTTAATGCAGTAGCAGAGTTTGATAAAAAGGAGTGAGTCCAACAACAAGTAGAGTATCAATCAGAACAGGATTCTCTTTTCTTTTGAGTAGGAATAGTAAATAGGACAGGATTCGATCCTGTAAAAAAACATAATACTTGGAGGGCAATAAATCCTCTCTCTTGGATTCCTGATCCTTTACCTTCTCAGACAGGACAATTTGATGGCCAGAATTATAGATTCCATTGATTTATGATGCTCTCTAATGTAAGAGATATGATCAAAAGATACGGTAAAGAGAATATGGATAAATTCTTTGCGGCACAATATAACTCAGCTGAACAATGAGTAAGAGATACTTACTCAAAGAAGAATGGAGTTGGACCGATAACCTCTGATAATCTGGATAAGAATTTCTCGATAGATATTTATACTCATTATTGTATAGTAGACTGATTCAAGTGGAAGTTTGTTTTGGATTGAAAGTTATCGCATATCTTCCATAGAGAAAAGCTAGAACCAGTTTTAAAAGAAGAGAAGTTGAACCCACTATTAGTTCCACGACCAATCATTCTTAATTACTACGACCCTCAAAGGAACAGTGCATTTGGTAATAGTCTATCTGACAAACTGGAGGATAAACAGAATTGAATCAGTATTTTAGCTAATCTTAATCTTATCAAAGCAAAGAAGGAAGCTCTAGGAGGAGATTTTCTTGTAAATAGTAGATTGATTAAAAACAAAGAGGAGCTTAAAAAGAAATCAGTAGGAACAAGATACTTATTTGTAGACGAAGCAGCAATCCAGGAACAACCATTGACAAATGCAATGTATGAATTGCCACAGAGTGCAATCAGACAAGATACTTTCACTATGATGAACTTCCTTACTAGTGAGGCCAATAGAGATAGTAAAATCGATAGCTTGCAACAAGGATTGGTCCCAGATAAATCGATGACTAAGGCAGAAGCTCAACAAATCCAGAGCAATGCCAACAATATTATTTCATTAAAAAACGCCATCAAGAACCGATACTACCAAGAGTTCTATCACCAACGATGGAGAGGATATTTGGAGAATTTTACTGATTGAGAGAAAAAGTTTGCATTACTTTCTTCTGATTTTGAGTGGAGAGGAACGGAGTTAAAGAAGGATGAGTTCATAACTAAGCAGATGCCTTATGTAATGGTATGAAGTGCTGAAGATATGATGGCTTTGAATGAGAACCAAAAGAATTATCTCAATCAGTTATATCCAATTATCTCTAACGACCACAACCTCCACGAGACAAGTAAAAATATCTTCAAGAGATTAGTGTATAGAGTGAATGGACTAAAGAATAATACAATCAATGCAATCTGTCCTTATTCAACAG